CCGCAACTTCGCGGCCAACACGATGGTCGTCGCCAAGGGCTCCGCAATCGAGTTCTACGAGCAGGTACGCGGCCTCATGTCGGTCGAGGTGCCAAGCACCCTCGGACGCACGTTCTCGTACTACGGGTACGTCGCAACGTTCATCGCCGACAGCGACCTCGTCAAGTCCATCACCGTCAGCCCGTGATCTGAAAGGTAGGCCCACAAAATGGCCACCTACACGGTCACACACAAGTACCTACTGGACGATTACGCCGTCCTACAGCTCCTCACACCCTCAGAGGTAGTTGTAGGCGGCGCGATCACCGTCACAGGCGTTGACGCAACGTTCAACGGCTCATACACCGTTTACGCGCTTCCGCAATACCTGTACCTAGGCATCGACACCGAGGGCGACCTCATGTACGACTACCAGGTACCGATCCAAAATCAGGTGCTGTACGCCAAAACCGCTAGCAACGTTGATCGTGTCGCATCCACCGGGTCGCTCGCATACACGCCTGTCTGTACTTGGATCACCGCAACCAACATTGAGGATTGGCTAGGTATCGGCACCGCAACCGCAGGCGACGCAGCGTTTTTGACGCAATGCGCCGCAGCCGCCAACCAGTTTTGCTACCGACGCCGCCAAGAGGCTGGATACATTGACAGCGTCAGCACCAGCCCATCGAGCGACGTCACCTTAGGCACGATCATGTACGGCGGTGCCCTGTACCGTCAGCGCGGCTCCATGGATCAGTTCGCATCCTTTGACGGCATGGCAACCGCCCCAGTCGTCGGCCTGTCCGGGATGGTAAAGCAGCTGTTGGGGATTGACCGCCCACAGGTGGCCTGATGCCCGTACCCGCATACACCGACCTGTTCAACGAGGCCATCGACGACCTAACCGCAACCCTGCAAACCATCACAGGGCTACAGGTCGTCAACGATCCCCGAAACATCGTTCCCCCGTGCGCGTTTATTGACGCCCCATCGTGGGAAAGCTGGAACTACAACATCGTCAAACTCACGTTCCCTGTCAAAGTGCTGACGCTCGGCCCAGCCAACCTGGATGCTCAGCGATCCTTGCTGAACATTTGCGCCAAATTGCTAGCCAAAAACGTTGCCGTCACCGGGGGCCGCCCAACCGTCATTGACATCGGCGGCTCAATCCTGCCCGCCTACGATCTCACCGTCACCATGCAAGCCCAAACCAGCTAGGAGAACCCATGTACATCATCGTCAGCCCACGCCTCGGCACACCAGGCGACAAATTCGAGCCAACCGACGGGATCAACGTGCAAGCCCTGATCGACGGTGGGCTCATATCCACCGACAAACCGAAGAAGTCGTCTAAAGTCAAAGAAGAACCAGTCGAGGAGCAACCCCAATGAGCACTTCCGTTTATCTGTCGAATCCGAGCGTGACCATCAACAGCGTCGATCTCAGCAATCAATGTACCGCCGCCACGATTACCTACACCGTTGAGGCGCTGGAAAACACGGCGTTCGGATCAACGGCCCGCACCTACACGTCGGGTCTCGCCAACAACAGCGTCACCGTCACGCTGTACCAGTCGTACGCAGCGACCGAAACCGAAGTATCGGTCTACAGCTTGGTCGGCACGACGACCACGATCGTGCTGAAGCCAGGATCGGGCGCAGTTTCGTCGACGAACCCGTCCTACACGCTCACCGGGGCATACCTGGAGAGCCACACCCCAATCAACGCATCGCTCGGCGAACTCTCAACGATCGATTTGACGTTTACGGGTGGCACTCTCGCCAAGGTTGCGACCCCGTAATGATCCAGCCAGCCCAATCGGGCTGCGCTGAAAACGAAAACCGCAAGCCCGCGCTGGCGGAGCCTTGCCCGACGAAAGGTAACTAATGCGCGTCAAACTGAAAATCGACCTCAAAGACGGGCGTGAGCCACGAACAATGGTCACCAACATGCTTGCCATTGTTGAATGGGAAAAAACCGAAAACCGCCGATCCGCAGACGGCAAAGGCATCGGATTCGTTGATATGTGCTGTTGGGCATACATTCTTTGCAAGCTCGCTGGCGACAAAGTGCCCGCAACGTGGCGTGAATGGGTAGCCGAACACCCGGACATGGAAATCACGCCAATCGAAGAAACTACCGACGAAACCCCTACCATCGCGGCACCTGGCGACGCTCCCTCGCTGAGGTCTTAGTTATGACGGGCTACTGGCCGCCGCAAGTGGAATTTGACATTCGAGACATGACCACCGTGTTTTATGTACTTGAACAGCAACAGCAACAAGCAAAGCGTGGCCGCTGATGGCAACCGTTGAGGTAATCGGCGTCAAGCAAATGTTGCAAGACCTCAGGCAAATCGACCCTGAGGCCCGCAAACAATTTGCCAAAGACGCCAAACAAATTGCCAGTCCGATCGTGCTTGAGGCACAAAGCCGCTACCCGGCACGAGCCTTGTCGGGTATGCGGTATCGCTGGACGCAAAACGGGCGTCAGCTGTTGCCGTGGGATCAACGTAAAGCTCGACGTGGCGTACAAGTCAAAGTGGATGCTGGACGAAAAAAAGACGGCGTCGTGACCATCATTCAGAAAGACCCGGCAGCCGCGATTTATGACATTGCGGGCCGTGGCAACTCAAACCGTCTAGGTGACGCGCTCACCGCGTTTGCTGGCAACCCATCCCGCGTCATGTGGCCATCAGCCGAAGCGCACATTACCGACGTGCAAGACGAAATGACCAAAGCGCTTGAACAGGTCGCCAACGAGATAAATCGTAGAATTGCAACCATATGAGTATTCGCATACCCATCATCAGCGAGTTTGACGACAAGGGTATTGCGCGCGCCAAAAAGGAATTCAACAGCCTTGAAACGACTTCGGAAAAAGTCGGCTATGGGATGGAAAAAGCCTTCGTGCCTGCAATCGCAGCTGTCGGCGCACTCGCCGCTGGTCTTGGCATGGCCGCCAAAGCAGCTGCGGAAGATGAGGCTGCTCAAGCTGCACTTGCCGTACAGCTTGAAAACTCGACAGGTGCCGGGCAGGAACAGATCGCCGAAGTTGAAAAAGCGATCAGCGCCATGTCACGCCAGGCGGCGGTCGCCGACGACGTACTGCGCCCCGCATTTGCAGCACTTGTCCGTGGCACAAAAGACATAAACGAAGCCCAATCCCAAATGTCGCTCGTGCTTGACATCAGCCGGGCAACATCCATTGACGCAACAACCGTTGCTGACGCGCTCGCCAAAGCGTACGAAGGCAACTTCAAGGCCCTGCGATCGCTCACGCCCGAAATGGCGAACCTCATCCGTGAGGGCGCCGACATGGAAACCATCATCAGCGTCCTCGGCGGCACGTTTGGTGGCGCAAACCAGGCATTTACCGAAACCGCTGAGGGCGGCATGGCAAAAATGCAAATCGCGTTTGCCGAAATGCAAGAAAGCATCGGAGCAGCCGTCCTGCCATTGCTCGAGCGCTTGGTACCGATCATCACCAAAATGGCGCAAGCCGTCGAAGAAAACGCCGACGTCGTCATCATCCTGGCAGGCGTCATCGGCACCCTGTCGGCCGCCATTATCGCTTACAACGCGGCAATCAAAACCGCCGCATTTCTACAAACCGCATTCAACATCACTTTGGCCGCCAACCCGATCGGGCTAGTCGTGGCCGCCATTGTGCTACTCGGTGCAGCTCTTGTCGCCGCATACGCCAAATTTGAAGGCTTTAGAAAAGTTGCAGACGCCGTATTCGGTGCACTCAAGGCAGGCATAAAAATTGCCGTTGATTACGTTGCAAGTTACCTAAACAGCATGGTCAGCGTATTTCGCACCGTGTTCAACACAATCGCAAACCTATGGAACTCAACCCTCGGGGGCTTGTCGTTTGAGATCCCGGATTGGGTGCCAGGCATCGGCGGTCGAGGCTTCAGCATTCCTGAAATGCCGACCATTGGTGGCGGGGCCGGTAGCGGCGCTTTAGCGACCGCAGGAGGCGACAAAAACCTTGGGGTGCCTATTCCGTCATCCGGGGGCGGATCGGTCGTTGTAGCGGCTCCTAGCGTGCCTAGCGGGGGCGGTGGTGGTGGCGGGGGCGCATCCGTACGACAAATCATGGAAGCCCCAAACATGCTCGGAGCAGGCATCGCCAGCAACCCTTTCACATCGAGCGCCCGCAATGCGATGCTGGAAAACATCACCGTCAATGTCAACGGCGGGTTGGCGACCAGCGCCGAAATCGGGCAGGCCGTGGTTGACTCGATCCGCGCTTACAACCGATCGGCTGGTCCGGCGCGTATTGAGGTCAGCGGGTACGTCTGATGCCCGGCACAGCAATTGTCCAATCAGGCGATTACGTGCTTGAAATTGACGCAGGTTTTCAGATTGACGCGTTTTTGCTTGATGATCCTGTGAAAGGTGTGTTGGCTGGTTACACCACAACCACGACCCGCACCAACCTTGTCACGAACCCAAACTTTGAGACAAATACAACTGGCTGGGCTGCTGCTAGTTCCACAGTTTCACGCATAACAACAGCGTCATTTATCGGTTCGGCTTGCATGCAAATGACCTCAACTAGCGCGTCAGATACAACAGCACGAACTGCGTATGACCCCAATACAACGATGATCGCTGGGCAAAGTTTGACTGCATCTGTTTATCTTTACAATTATGCAGGCAATAACCGACAACATCGAGTTGACATTCGTTGCTTTACTTCAGGGGGTGGAGTTGCTGGGATTATTACTGGCACAGCGACCACCATCAATGTCGGTGCAGGCTGGACTCGTTTGTCGGTAACTGGAACAACGCCAGCAAATACGGCAAGTTTGGATGTCGCAATATTCTGTCAAGTAAATAACCCATCTTTGTCAAATGTGACTTACATAGATGCCGTCATGCTTGAAACAGGCTCAACTTTGCTTCCTTACTTCGATGGCACCTACGCCGACACCTACAGCGGCTACACACTCACCAGCCAAGCATGGACAGGCACCGCCAACGCCTCAACCAGCACCGCCACATGGGGCCTCAACAGCTCCTACATCAACAGCACCTATATTTTGGACGGCACCACCCAATTTGCTGACGTCACCGACGGCACCTTGAACATTGCTGTGCGTCGAGGCCGTAAAGATCAAGGTGACCAGTTCAGCGCAGGCACCATGACGTTCACGCTCAACGACACGCTCGCCGACGGCATTTTCAACCCCTTTGACACTCAATCCCCGTACTATGACGCCAACCAACAAGTGCCCGGCTTGGCACCGATGCGCCGTGTCCGCCTAGGCCGCTACAACGCCAGCAATGTCCTTGAATATTTGTTCAAAGGTTACGTCGTCAACTACGACTACAACTTCGCGTTAGGCGGGCTAAACACAGTCAGCGTCTACTGCGCCGACGACTTTTACTTGCTTGCACAGACCTACATGGACGAATACAACGTCACGACCGAAACATCAGGCGAACGTATTGAAAGCGTTTTAGACCTGCCTGAAGTCGATTATCCGACCGGGCCAACAGCCCGCAACATCTCAACAGGCACCGTCAACCTCGGTCACGACACCGCGTACAC